TTGCCAGACCATATTGTATATTTCGGAAGTAAATGATAATTTTGCTTGGTCAGAATAGACCCAGTTTAACAATAACGGAGAATCCGTAATTACTATATCAACCCCGTTACGCAAATACAATTCTTCTCTACGAAGTTGTTCACTAAACAAATGGAGTTGGTCCCATCCAACGGGTGTCTGCCCGGCATATGCCCAAGGTTTTACGACTTCTGTTACCAATTCTACGTTTTGCCTAATTTTACCAGATTTTCGTAGCAATTTTAATTCGCTAAACAGTTTGGCTGCCGTGGTACTTTTTCCAGAACCGGGACCGCCAAACAAATTAATACGTCGATACATCATATTTCTCCAAAAGTAATAAATCCAGTTTGTTTATGAGATTTTATGCTCTCTATTCTTTTTGATGCTGACGCAAGTTCCTTGCGTGCATCTGTTTGATTTGCAAGTGGGTTTACCCACTTTTTCTTTTCCATTATTTCAAAGACTTCTTCAATTGAAAGGGGTTTAAAGTTGTGGCAATCCACTCCTACATCAAATGAATAACTGTGTGGATCATCGGGCAATTGTCCGTGGCTATGGCCATACAGGTGGAAAGAGCCTCTATGGGATTGATTCCAAGTACGCATTGCATAATGGCACATAACGATGGTCCGTTGGGCGTGGCGAATTTCTTTTAAATAATCGCCACTCACAAAATGTGGTTTTAGCTTATCCAGAATTGGTTCATCGTGGTTGCCAATTACCAAGTGTAAATTTTTACAGTTGATTTTTCTACGGAAATTGGTGATTTGTTCTTCACTTCCGCCCCACCACACAAAGTCTCCAATGACATACATGGTGTCATTTGGTTTAACCACCCTGTTGATATTTTGTATCATTGCATCATTCATGTCTTCGATGGAGTCGAAGGGCCGATTGCAATGCTTAATTATGTTAGCGTGATGCCCGTGTAAATCGCTAGAAAAATAGATCATTTTTTAGTTTCCGTCCTGCATTTGTGCCATTCGTTCTTATCGTAAAGCCACCAGTTGCCATTGGCATTTTGTTTCCATGTCAACCCTTTGGTTTTGCATTTTTTGCAAGTAAATGTTTTAGGAAGATGATGACGATGTAATGCTTCGCCAATGTCTATCCCGTACATACCGTTGAAATAGTCTGACATTTCGCCCATTTATGTCCCTCGTAGGATTTCCTTAATTTCGCTGATCGAAAGATCAGCGGGATCCTTTAATAGTTTATCCGTCACATTTGTGGTGTTAAAAAAAATTTGAAATTTTTCCGTCAAATGTCTGGCAGCCTTTGTGCCAGCCAAGTCCGGGTCCAACATAAACGTAACTTTTTCGACACCCATCGACAACAGCAGGTGTTGCTGCTCTGTTGCCATATCAATTCCAAACATGCTCACGCAGTTGGTATAACCCAACTCATGCATGTGAACAGCATCCAAAAACCCCTCCACAAGGATAACTGACTTAGTATCTATAATGCTTTGTTTAGCGTGATTAATTCCAAAGAAGGTGGTTTTGAACTTATTTCGTAGGGGTGAAGTTAACCACTTGGGTTCCATTCCATTGATGGATCTTCCCGCAAAACCCAATAACTGATCGTTGTGATTAATTATCGGTAAGCAAGCTCTGTTGTACAGTGTTTTGCCGGGTGTTAGACAATCAAACATGAGCCATTGCTGGATGGCTTCTTGGGAAATGCCCCGTGATTCAAAATACGCCGAGCGTGGTTGAATTCTATTAAGAATACTGTAGTCATAAACAATTAGTTCTTCGGCTGGGCGTTGCTTATTTTTTCGTAGAAATTTGTGTAAGTCTACTTGTTCTTTACTAATCGTACCGATTTTTTCGCCGGTAACTTCTTCGACAAAGTCAATGACACCTTTCCAATCACAGCCTTTTACGCCTTTGATGAGGCCCAAAATGGTTTTAGTGTACTTTTCGTGACACTTACCAGTAAAGCACAGCCATGTTTTACGTTTGTCATCCCAAGAAAAAGCCCGTGAGTTATCGCCTCCGTGAATGGGACATTCGCACTTGACATCTCCGTATACATCTGTTTCAAACCCTAACTCTTCGAGAATTTTATCTGAATAATTGTTAGCCAACTCTCTGGCTTTATCAAAGTCCAGAAGATCTTGATTCGTCTTCGTTGTTGAATTCTGGTATTCCATTGAGGTCATCATCTAGAATGTCTGTATCTTGCGGTCTTGCAAAGAAATCGTCTCCGGCTTTAGCAGGATCAGTAGTTTTACCCTTTTTCTTGTCTACAGGGTTTGTAGTAGAAACTGTAACCGGCCCACCGCCACTAAATGATATCGTACTTAATGGTCCTTCTTTGAGAGTTACGCGTGACTTGTCAAACTTAAGATTGATGTATTCTCCCGGATCATTCTGACCGAAGCGTGACAGAATAACGATAAGTTTGTGAGTATGATCGTTAAGTCCGTCAGCAGCATAGTCTTCTGACTCTTTTCTACGAAGAATGGTGAGGCTAGAGCAGAACCACGCTATTTTATCCGCACCGGCGAGGGCAGACTCAGTAGAGTTATTGATTCCGTCACGGTTTAATTGTGCAAGAGACAGGATGGGTACGGCAAATTGACCAGAGAAATTTTGCAAATCTGTCATGACTTGACCAAGTAGTTGATCTTCGCGAAGATTTCCCATTTCCTTTGTATCCATCATTTTTAAATAGTCTAAAATGATGAGACAGGGCTTGGCTTTACCGTCTGCTTCAAATCCCACTTTTTGGAAAAGCCACTGACGCATTGTGCGAATCCATTCGGTGTGACGTTTACCCTTTACGTTCAAATATGTAAGTTTATTCTTTTCTTCTAGAATTTTTACAGCTTTTTCTACTCGTTCTCTTGTTACGTCATTTTTGGCAAATGCACCAGTTTCAATTTCATCAATGGTTACTTGACTCAAGTGGGCACACAAACGAGTGACGGTAGTTTTTTCATCCAGTTCTGTGTCTAAATATAAAACGGGAACATCTTGTTGAGTAACTTGGCCAGCAATAAACATACTTACCATTGACTTACCCATCTTGGCACGGGCTGCAATAACGTGGACACCCGGACGAAATCCCCTGCCGATCTTGCGATCATAAATTGGCAATCCTGACGGGATTCCGGCATGACTTTGTTTCTGTTCGGCAAATTCTGCAATAATAGATCTTGCAATTTTTCCGATTTCAACCGAATCGTTTTGTCCAGTTAAATTACTGTGAAGCAAAAGAATAGGCTCTTCAATTTTATTGAGAGTTTCCGCAATTGGTCTATCAATATCAGCATTCTCGACAGCATCGCCCGCATGGAGCAGTGCCATCTTTGCTTCTCGTAGAATTTTGGCTCTGCCAACTCGCTTTGCGTGATGGTAGATTTCTTGCAAAGAAACCTTTTGAATTTCCAAGGTTTGCAGATATTCTTCAAGATCAATCTTAAATTCAAAAGAGTGCTTGTTTAAATAAGCAATAATGGAAGCCAGTCCCGGCTTCTCAATCTTGTCATTAATGATTAAATCATTGATGGACTTAAATATTGCTTGGTTTTCAATAGTAACAAAACTATCAACACTAACGTATGCTAGGATTTCAAAAAGAACCTTATCCCCGTGTTGTAACAAACCCGTCAAAACGATACGTTCACTGGCAGGAACACTGGTGTTACCGGGCTTTAACGGTACAGAATCAATTGAGTTGGTGTCAATCCTTGGTTTTCGACTCATACTTATCCTTTATTGATTTTGCTGCAATGCGGGCACTTGTACTCTTGTACCGATTTGCCATCTGATTCAAAACCCGTCTTTTGTAGACACATTCTCTTCGGGAACTCTTTACCGCAAGAATTGCATTCCATTGTCCATTCGGCAGGATCTCTTGCCATTTTTTCTTGGCTAACATTGGCATTAGCTTGCTTTTTCTTACTAGAAAGAACATCTATGCTAATGACTTGCATTTCCTTATTAAAATCTAATTTGTCACCAGAAATCTTGGGAATTGCACGAAGTGGTTTTGCTTTGGTATCTTCAATTTCCTTTTTGGAAACCACCACTTCTGGGGATTCTTCCTCCGCGTTTTGTGGTTTCTTTTTACGTCCCCTCTTTGCGGGAGTAACCGGAGTTTCCTCCACCGCCTCCACGGGGTCACGGGGTGTCCCCGTATAACGGGCTACGATTTGTTCTATGAGGTCTTCGTAGCCAGAGGGGGTGGAAGCAGGGGGTGTGATAGAAACGCCCGTAAGCCCTTTATAGGCTTGGGAAACCAACTGCCAGTTTCCGGTTTCTAGTCCCTCCCGCAGCGAGTCAATTGGAGAATTTTGCTTGCTTTTTGACATATATGAATTTTTCTATTGATTTGACAAGGCTTTCTAGTTGACTTGTCCAGTTGTCTAAAGTATCGTGCTGGCCGTGTAATTCTGTTAATTTAACGTCTATTTCCCCCGCACGCGGGTTTTGGGCACAAACCAGTCTCTCGGCAGTTTTACCATACAAAGTTCTCAATGATGGGTCATTGGCCATATCTGTACCGACAATAGTATCTAGTTGTTTTTGGTAAAACCGAATGTTTCTCATTAAATTTGCTTTTTTGCTATTTAAGAAAACATTGTAATAAGTCAATTTAATCGCCCATTCTGATAATTCCACTGGATCTTTATCGTAGTAATTAGTAAGATTACCCAACTCATCAAGGATACCCTGAATATCCAAATTAGCAAACTTGGGCAAATTTACCGACGCTTGAAAATCAGTAATGGTTTTAGTAAAACCAGCAGTGTCAAAATTATCCCTCATTTAGGTATGCCCTCAATTCTTCCGGAGTATCTATTGTTTTCAATTCTATGTTGTTTTTACGACACCATTCTCGCTTACGAGAATCTCGTTCTTTGGCGTTCTTAAATTCTTTTTCGTTCTTGTAAAAGAACGAGTTGTATTTGTAGTGCTGCTCACCTTGGACTTCAAAAGCACGCTTTCGGCTAGGAATGTAGAAATCTAAGTAAAACCCTTCTGGGGTAGGAAAATCTTCCAAAATGAGAACACTTGGAAAATATTCTTTAAGAACCTGTCCGCAATTAAATTGCAGTTTAGAACGACACTGCTCCGCAGATTTAATTGGATAGTCACTTGGCTCAAATGTAACTGTTACATCTTTGCCTGCTAAGGTTAGGAATTTTTGTCTCATTGCTCGTTTCTAACCCTTTCTGTTTTGTCTTCATAAATGACAAATACAAAGTGTGCGATAGCACATGCTCGTGGCACACACTCTGTTTTAATGTTATTCTTTTTGCAAAGGTCTACCATTGCTTTTTCATATTTGCGAGTGTTTACGTCATAGTAGTACGTATCCACTTTTTTATCAATAAACTTGTCAATAATTTCTTGTAGTCTAGCAGTCTTAGGATTGTCTGACAAGATCGCGAATTTCATCGCTCACCTTATTTCTTTGTAGTAATTAGTAACTCTCTTAGTTCATTTTCTAAAATCTTTGCTTCATCGGGATTGGCTTTTAGCCATTCAATCATGGTGTCTTTGCCATGTTGTTTAATTTCTTCACCTTTTGAATTAGTAAATACATACCAAGAACCGACTTTAGCAATTTTACCAGCATCCTCCGCCACATTAAACAAGTCTGTTTCTAAAGAAACACCAAAACCGTATCTAATAGGAATTACAAATTCCTTGTTTGGGGCACCTAAACCACACTTGATAATTCTAAAAGTAGTGTCTTGACCAATCTTTGGTTCACCTTGTTCAGGATAAGGCTTTGCCGTTGAATAAGAAACAATGCTTGTGGTGGCAAAGTATTGCGGAGCATTACCACCAAAGGTTGTTGGTTTGCCACCATAACCACCAATCTTGGCCTGCTGGTGACTGACACACATCAAGATGTTGCCGTTAACTACAAGCTGCTGTGCCATTCCACGAAGTACTTTATACAGAAGTTTCTGCACATTACCCAGCTTGCTGGGATCACTGACTTCCGCCATTTGATCGCTTTCGGGCGAAAGAGCAGCAATAGAGTCCACAATAATGATTGTCCGCTTTTGTTCCTGCATCAAACGAATGATGATTTCAAGGAATTTCTCGGCTGTCAACACGTTACCTTCTGTAGAACGAATGACTTCTAGTTTTGGTCCCAAACCATTCTTTTCATCTTCGTCCGTCAATGACATTGAAGGAATGGTTTTAAGCAAAGCACTTTGAAGTCGAGCTTCAACGTCAGCATAATATGCTTTAAAGCCCTGTTTTTGGGCTTGGGCAACGATAGAGAGTAAGAGGGTGGTTTTACCGGTGCCGGGACCGCTTGTAATCAATACATTACTCCCGATGGGAATGCCACCGTTGGTAGCAATGTCAAACGATAGGATGGAGGTTAACGTGCCATGTTCATTGCTTACCATGGTGTCAACATCCATGATTACATCGCCAAACTTTTTGACCAAGTCCTTAGTCAAGAGACTGTTTGCAACAGCCTGAACGTTTTCTGTTTTTTCTACTTTTTCTCTTTTAGCCATTTTATAATTCCGAAATTCTGTTTTTCTTAGTAATGTTAGTGATACCGGTGAACTTCGTCTCCTCGGGAGATAATATCATCTGTTTAGGCTCCCGAAGCAAATATTCCGCATGTCGGCGGGCCAACTCTTGGTCGATCTTGCTTCGGGTTTCTTTACGAAGTAACTGGTAGCCCGGCATGCAACTATCTTTGTAGTACTTTATCAATAATGATAATGGGTATTTTTTAAGCAATCTTCTACAAGAAGCCACTTCAACTGTGTAGCGTTTACTGAGTTCTGCTAGGAACTCATCATTAGAACAAATCCCCTTTCGCCAAAAAGGTGAAGAGGGGACTGCTTTTTTACGCAACTTGCAAAAATTTTGAATCATTACCTCGCAGAGGTAATTGGGCTTATTGACTTTTATCGAAGGACAGATTGTTGATTGAAATACACGTAGTTCATCAATATTGACAGACTTTTCATTACCGCATTCGCTTGAATTCGTCTGCTCTTTGTCCATCGCCTTCTGTCCTTATAGTTACGCCCTTTTTGACCATCTCTGATAAACCGTTGATTTCTCTTGGGGGCATTCGAGTAATAGCAAGATTTCTGGACTGGAAGTTATTTTTGTCAGCCACATTGAGGGGGTTTGGCTTTGCTGTCAGGTGGGTTTCCACATATGCAAGCAACTTCTTTTTGGCTGCCCCTTTAATATTTTTGTTGACGTATTCTGTAAATTTACTAAGTTCTTCTTGGTTAAGCATTTAATTCTTTCTCGCAATTTCGTAAGAACCCATGTTCTTTGTCTTTAGATAATCTAGATAAGCAGCAAATGCTTTGGTGCCTTTTTCCAGCATAGTGCTTGTGCGAAGCCCGGCGTTCTTGGCCCGGCGTTCGTTTGTTTCAACATCCTTTGCATTATGCACTTGGAAAGGAAGTTTGAACGTGTCAACTCTAATCCAGTATTTTGGACTTCGCCCGTTATATTGAATTGACTGAGCGAAAATTTCGTCTTGGTTAAGTGTCTTAGTGACACTGCCGGTGGCATCATACGAAGTAACCACTGGTTTCAAACCGGTTTCTTCTGTTTCTCTTGGTGCCACTTTCGTAATAAAAACATCTGACTGTCTCAAGGTTTTTTACCCTCCATAATATACTTTTTCTTTTGCTTTTCTGACCATCCTCTTGTATTAAGAGGTTTTTCTTCTTTTCTCCACCACGGCTTCGGTGGCTCTTTTCGTTTTGTAATTTCACCACGTTTGAGTTTCTCAGCCGTGTTTTTTTCTGCTAACGCTCCCAACGTCTTAGGGGTCTTTAACCCGTCTATGATCGTCGGAGCAGTTATTTGCTTTTCGCAAGGATTGCCTGTCGCCGGGTTAATTGTTAAAGGCTCATCTTTCATTGACTGAAAGACTTCAAAGATTTCACCAGTGACCGAATCTTTATATACATATGTCGGCATTACTTTTGGACCTCTTTGCGAAGCAATGCTTCGTATTCATCAATTACCTTGCACAAGGTGTTTTTGAGAGATTCGGCATCGATGTACATGATATGCGGACTTGGCAGGTCATGCTCTTCTGTACCGATCAAGAATTTGCCCGGAGTGATTTTATCGGGATTGCTCTCAAAGTGACCAATTGTTACGAAGAAAAGTCTTTTATTCTTTTGGGGTGTCGAGTCCATGTTTATTTCTTATTTCCTTTACAAGTTTGATTGTTGAGTTAGACTGTAACTCATTAGCGATTCTCTTGAATTCTTCCTTATTGGAATCGCCCGCGAGTTTCTTAGTTTCTTCCGTTGTTTCAATAACTTCATCCAAACTGCGTTTGGCTACAAACGCACGATACACAAGGGGCACAACGACTATGATGGTGACGCCAATGGCGATCCACATCACGTATTGTAACAAAAATTGCAAGGTTATGGCACCAAGCAGAATAGCCCCAGCAACGACAACGATTGTTAGATCCCTGATTTTACCTAAAAAGAATAGGGCAATTGCTACAGCAAGTGACAGGCCGGAGGCAAAAATGGTTACACTTAACCACCGATCAAGTAATTTGTTTTTCTCGTCTGTAAGCCGTTTATTTTCTTTAGCCAGTTTTTCATTAGTGTCTGCAAGTTGATTTAACTTGTTAGAAGCCTCTTTGGTTACCAAAGCGTGATTTGCCTTGATTTGTGTAGCAGCAGCATCAATTTCCGTTGCCTCTTCAACAATTCGGTCAGTGTGAGGTTTTACAACGGGTGCTAAGGCAACGGCTTTGCCAGCCTCATCTTTAATGGTTTCAACAGAATCTTGTTGAGTTTTAATCTGTTCGTTAACAACTTCTGGCACAACCAAATTAGATTTAGTCGTTTGGCAGCCCGACAAAAAACTTATAGCTATTGCCGTTAACGTTAACAGTAGGTTTTTGGATGATTTCATTTATGGTACCCTCTGGAATAGAGAGATTATACCACTTAAGGTCGGGGTTATCTATAAAACTCCCATTCCTTACAATTTCATACACCCGACCGTTAAGTTTTAACGAGTTTTGCTCCAAATGGGTTATGAAACTGGCTGTTTTTGAGTGGTCTTGGTAACCGATAACTAAAGCACCAGCAGGGGTTGGGGCAACATAGTAACCGGGTGTTTCTTTGTAAAAATTTACAATTGCATTGTTTTGCAACGCTACCTCTCGCCGACTCTTATTTTGGTCATGTAAAAACCATATCATATAAGTGAAACTTATGAGAGCCGTTGGAATCCACCAGTATCTTCGTAGAATGTCTTTCATTGTTTTCCTTTAAAAAAATTCCCACCAACGCTTGGCCCGTTTGACTCGAAAGCGATCTAAGGCTTCCTTAGAAACCGTTAATTTCTCTTTTGCTTCCGGAGTTAATTCACAACTTATACAATGAATAGCAGCCCCCGGTCTAGATTCAATGTTTACTTTTGCAACGTGTTTGTCGCCTGCTAAAGGTTGCAAGTTATCAATTTCTGTAGCGTCAATGTTAATCAATATTTCCGTAAAACCGGTACGGACATGCTGAGAAAGAATTTCAAAGTGACTTACTTTGAGTTCAGAAATGGCTCCACCATCTTCGGAGTATATGCGAATATACGCCGGTGGTTTTGCGGGATTATTTACAGTAAGTTCTTTATGCATGAGGATATCGCCGATTTATTTTGCAAACCAACCATTCTTTTTTGTTCTACATTGTTTTTCAAAAAAACAATAGTGGGTACTGCCGTGACCTTGTGTTCTTTAAAAAGTTCTTTTTCTTGGTCAGCATCGACAGTACGGAATTGCACGGTTTCAAATTCTTTTGAAAGTTGCTCGACTATGGGTGCCATTGCTTTGCAGGGCATACACCATGTCGCGGTAAACCGTAATACCTCAACCGTGTTCGCGTTATTTGTTGACAACGTCATTTCCTTTGTATAAATGTCGCCATTTGTAAATGGCTGCTACTAGCAATATTACTAACACTATTTTGTAAATTGTAAGATATGTCATATTGGACTTTCGAAGAAAGTCCGAGCGATAGGAATTGAACCTACACTTCCCTTACGGGACTTCACCCCAAATGAAGTGGCCTGCCATTAGCCGACGCTCGGATTGACTATAGTCAATGTTAAATTGTGTTTTTACGCTTGCCTTCTATAAAGTCACGAAGGTCATCAGGGATTGCAAATTGTGCTGGTTTACGATACACATCACGCCAAACAGTGTAAAGCGAATCAATTTTTTCACCCAAATCGTTATCTCTGTATGATAATGCTTCACCCGTCGAGATGTTATAAGCATAGAACGAAAAGAGAGGTTTATAGAAATATTCTACGTCAATGACTTGGTCTAAACCGTTTTTATGGCGTGTAGTTTTCGTAGTAATTACTTGTACAATGGCACCAATGATGTGAGGCGAGAAACCCGCCCATCTGCTTGGTTCGTCAACTGGAGAAAATTTTATTTGATGATCTATTGTTGTTACGGGAATACCAAAAAACTGTTTTATCTTATTTAACACTTACTCTCCTTAAAATTTGTTGTGACAAGGCCCATTTACCTTTAGACGCTCTTGCTGCTACTAGAACCGTAATAGCGGGGCCTGATTGACCAGACCGACTCAATAAAAATTGAGTCGTTTGTCTTTTTACTTTTTCATCCAAAAACTTTGTTTTTGTCATAATTGTCAGAAAAACATTTCTGTTTCCCTGACAGATAAGTTATACTAGGCATGCTCCGCCAGCACAAGCAACCTCTTGTGCCCCAGCCGTGGTGTTCTTGGTTTCTACCAAGTTTGTGTAGTCTACCTTGGAGTGGTTGCTGCACAGGTTAATACTATCATACAGCAGGTGGACATCTTTGAGCATGTAGGTAAATTGTTTAACATCGGGCTTCCGACCGTAGTGCTTGTGCATGAATCGTTCAGCACGCTCTATAAAGCTGTTCTTGGCGTACCACATGTCAACGTTTGCTTCTAAATACCGCAGAAGTTTATCGTCAGCACTACGGGCGTGTAAACCAATATCTGCCCATTTTTCAGGAGTACCACTTTGGTAATCTCTGCCAATTTGCTCTTTCAGTTCCCGCAGGGTAACGATTTCCCTTCTGTTACCCATCAGGTGATCGCAAGCCTTCCACAAATCACCGAATCCAAGGATAGCATCTTCGATTAACCCGCTTGCGAGAAGAGAAGAGGCCCCATATTTTTCGACAATTTGATTGGCGGTTAAAACTTCACAGAACGGAGCTTGGTTGTAATCTTTGTCGCCAGAGGCACCGAGGACGGAGACTCCCGACAAGAAAGCACGGTTCTCGTAGATGAATTTTTCAACATCAGCCCACTCTGACATTTCTACGTTAATGGTATTGCTGACTTTTTGCGAAGTGTTACACGCCAGTGTGCAATGCTCTGGATTTGCACCCGGAATGACCCAGTTTTGCTGAATCATTTTGACATTTTCAAGTAACTGCAAAGCAGTCATCTTGGCTTTTGTCAATGCCTTTTCGTCAATTTCGCAATAAAACTTCATTGACCAGTCTGTCTTGTTGGCTGACCAAACACTTTCCTCCACGGCATGAGGATTGTGATTCTTGTAGAATTGTCCTACAGGAGAGTCTTTGTTGACTTGCACACGGCGAACATAACGCTTGGCGTGGAAGGGGTGAACACCAGCCGATGTGCCCAGAACGGTGCTTGTGGTACCTTCTGGCTTAATGCAGCAGATGCGGGCAGCCGGTCTAATCCCGAGTTTTGCTGCCAGTTCCGCATTAACTTGCTTGGCAATTTCCGCACCCTTACGCAAAACGTCGGGGTTAAGAAGTACGTCGGGGTTTTCCATTATGCCAGTAATGGATACGCCAAGCAGGGCTTCACGCTGAACAATGTTATTGGTGGTTTGACCAAGGTAATCAAACTGATTATATGCAGCCTGCAAGGTTCCCTGAATGGTCGCCAGTCTAACTGCCTTATAGAAATCTGACGGAGTCTTTACCTTTTTACCATTAACTGTGCTTAGGTTACACATCTGAACGCCTGAATATTCAGGAGTACGCTGCCAACCCTCTTTGGTTGTGTCATAAGCAAAGAATGAAATTTCGGCACAATTTCCAACGATAACGCCATTGGCGACAAAACTTGCCGAAACCGGCTGCTCTAAACAATACACATCTTCTGTACCGTCGCTACTTACTGACTCAATAGTATCGTAATAGTTGTGAGGTTTTGCTTCCGGTACAGAGTTAAGCAGTCCATCAAGGGTTTCATGTTGAACGCCAAGTAACTTAATCTTTTTGAGCCACAGGGTGCAACCGTACTTACCTACGTTAATTTCGTGACTTGCGGAAATATTAAAGGCTTTCTTAGATCCCGCGATTTTTTCTTGTCTGGCAGGATGACGGTCACGATAAATGGTAGCAGGAATACCAAATTGCTGAATTAGCAATTGTACGTCAGAAAGGAAATTTTCATTTCCTGACTTAATACGAAGGTAGATAGATGGTGAGTGCTTGTGGCCCGACTTAAATACCACGCCCTCTTTGTAAACAAGAGCCTGCAAGAATCCCTTAATGAATTCCCTAGAACCTTCAAACACCTTGGGGTGAATTTGATTCTTGATTTGGGCAATGTCAGTAACACCGTACTTGTCTTTTAACCACTCACGTAGTGACGGAGAGGTAAGTCTTACCTTGTGACCTTCGGTGTCTTGATTTACGAAGTTAACTTCCTTGTCGGCAAGTTTGCCAACAAACTTGGTAATGATTTCCTTGGCCTTATCTGAGTCACCGACTCTGTCGTTGTAAATTTCAATGCAGGCAGTTCTGTCGTCAAAGAAATAACCGCTTTGAGTCATAATGCCAAAGGTAAAACCTTCGGCAAAAGTGCCATGTTCGCCAAATGAACCTTCTCCAGATAAAACTAACAGTTTATCTTTGGAAACTAAATCCTTCGCTTTGACTCTTCCGCGAAGCGTTGGGAATACGTGGTTATCACTTACGCGAAGGATGTGCCCCATCTTTGTAACAATCTTGATAATTGGGGCATTCTTTTGCGTCAATTTCACCGGGGTAGCCGACTGAACAATTGATGAGTAGTTATCTAGTAGTAGATCATCACCAGCAGTTACGCGACCGTCAGTAATTACTTTAATTGATTGACCAACCAGATCCTTGATCTGGCGATAGCCATTTTCAGTAAGAATGCGGGTGTCACCTGTCAAGCAAGGATTCGTCAAAATATCTTCATCATCAACCCACACAAATCCGGGTTCGCCGAATTGTTGACGAGAGAAAGCAAAGATTTTGGCAAATTGCTCACGGGAAACTTTGTTTCGTACCAGAATGGCTGAGTTATTGCTTCGTGCCCGCTGAGGATTACTAATGTGCCAATCGCCAGTCTTGGCATTCATCATGCCTTCGTCATCAAAACTGAATAGGATAATAACGGCACTTCTACGAACACCACCAGAAAGAACCGTGTCGGCAATATGCATGAGCACATCATACCAGTTTACGCTGGTCAGCGTAAATTGTTTTTCGGTACGAAGTTTGTTAAATAGGGCCGAAATCTTTTCGTGGCCATTGCGAAGCCCGTTGGGGCCGGGAGCCGTACCTACGCCATGGCTGAAAGATGCCCCGCGAGGACGAATCATTGAGTAATCAAACACTACCTGCTTACCTTTGTAGCGTTCAAATTCTGGCTTTACCACGGTGCCAAACTGCGAAGCGAGCATAACGAGAATACTGTCTGCCCAGCCTTCAATACTATCTTGGATACTGTGGACAACCTTTTCCTCGGAAACTTCCTCAAGAAGTTTCGGCATGTGCTTAATGTGGTGAGTTTGGACAGAAACACCCATTCCTGTACCGGCAAGCAAAGCATACCAATATTGGGCGAGGCTAAAGGGTTTATCTAGATAAAGAGCAGCACAGTTATAAACACGACAATTATGCTTAAAAATGGCTGGGCCAGCAAATTGCAGCATTCTCTGGGAACCAAGGGCGATCTGATCAATTTGTCCATTAATTGCTTCGTTGATCTCATCATCTACGTTAAGTCCCGCAAACTTTTGCAGGTGGGCACTTCTCATTCTTTCACACGCTTCCGCCCAAGTTTCTCGGCGAGAAGCATCTGGCTTCCACTGTGCATATCTATCTGTAAACGTAAAATCTTGCAAATCTGACAGTTGACTTACTAGCTCCATATGACACTCTTTCTTTTATAGATTCCGTAGGCGTAAAACATTCACGCTGGGATAGATTATATACACTTGCACATTTGATGCCATCAAATGTTTAAATATTTCTTGACTGGTTGTAATGATACATCAATTCTTGTATTTGTTTTGCTATGTTTACATCTGATTGCTTGTATCCCAAATAATGCTTACAAGACAAAATATGAGATACTCTGTCATTTACTTCTGTTTGCCAGCCAGTCCAAGCCAGTAATATCAATTTTTTGTTAGTTGACTGGTCAGCACAGGTATCTTGCATTTCCCACTGACCGCCATTAACACCGCGATATCTTCCGTAGTTAATAAGAAAATCGGTGGCCCATTTGGGTACGTGTTCGTTGCTACTGCGAAGTATCATAAAAGTTCAATCACCTTAGAATAATCACATCCATAAAGGGCACTGCACGGAAGTGCATTGACTTCCAAGAACCTCCACGAATTTTCGCCCTCTAATTGGGCTAAGTCTAACACATAAGTTGATATATGCGAAAATTCGGTTTGATGAGACGATTGAAATTTTTCTTTTAATATTGTGCCAACAATAGTTTTTGCCAAGAACATTGCTTGTGGCGGAACGGCATAATTGACGACATTATCGTCTTCTGTAATGAATTTACCATTATAACGATACATCGACTGTGTTACCAATTTGTCGTTAATGACAATAAACCGTGCCTCGTTAATTACTGGTTTATAACTTGCTACGAAGAAGTCAGATTGTTGTAATTCGCCCGGAGTCAATATATATTTGATTAATTGACTAGACATTCGTTGCCCGCCGACAAATGCGGTTTTGGTCGGTGTGGTGGTAAAAACCATGAGGTCATTATTATGCCAATCCTTGATTAATTCTGTAGAAGTAGTCACAGCCCCGTCGTCATTAACACAAGCAATGTGGCGTGACTTTAAAAAATTGTGCATAATTGCACGATTAAAGAACGAATAGTTAAAATAGTTTCCGTAGGAAGACTGGTAATTACGATTATTCCAATATTTCAAAAACTTGTCTACAGATAAAAAGGCAAAGGTGCTGTATGCATCTAATAGGTTCCCGCCTTTTGATCTGGCACTTGGCAGGTCAAAATCTTGATTTGTCAACCATCTAAACGTTTTTCCAGCCTTACTGATAGCGGTGGTTAGCTTTTGTAACTCATCCTCGGAAAAACGGTTTTGTTGAACTACAAACGTGTTCACGGTGCTACTTTCCATCCCAGCTTTAGGGGATCGGCTAATTCGTAAACTTCACCCACGTTCCGTGTTAATTCATACCTGCCTTGCAGGTTTTCGTGTAGTTCCAGTTTAACACCCTTCGGGATTGTTCCGTTTAGTGTAAGGTTGCTTTGGACTTCTACCAAAGTATATCTTTCGGTTTTTTCGTAGCAAGCGTATGTATTAACAACTCTAGATTGCTTAAGAACTTTTACTATATAAACCTCTGGCTTTGCAGAAAACCAATCTCGTAGAAATTTCATTTGCCCATCCTTTTCAAGTCTTGAATATCCCATTTAAGTCCATATATTTGATCCCGAATGTCATCAAGACTTGATTCTAATTCTTCCATCTTGTCTTCATACTTCGCACCGTATTGATGAGCTTGGTAAAAAACCTCTAAGAGTTCTATTAGTTTGTCATTTTGAATTGATTTTGCAAAATGCATTGCGTGGGCCACGCCACCGGTTTTTGCATACAGAATGATATCGTCTATCTCTCTTTCGAGAGAGCTGTTGGATTTTACCATATAATGTGATCCTGATACTTTTTGAGAAGTTTCTCAAAGTTTACTTTGTCAAAATCATAACCCCAATATTGGAATGTTAGCACGAAATGCTTACCTCCGTTTACAGTGATTTTGCCTTCATCATCCACATACTGCCTGTATTTTGAAGTAAGGATTACTTCCTCAGTATACATTGAATTTTTTAAAATCTCTTTAGCGAATTTGTTTGCTGAAGAACAATTTTTAAACGTCAATTCTCGGTTAGATTTCATTTCATATTTGATTTTAGCAGTATTTTCAATTGCCGTTTTGACGTAGTCTTTCACCGAATAAACCTTTCTTGTAAGGCTTCCATATAACTGCTGGATTGGCGATCTAGTTCTTCAAAAGACTGAGTTGGTTCGTGTAACCAATCCAGCATCGTGCGACGGAGTCGCTTACGTTCCACATGCCAATCATTCCATCTTTGCTCCGGGCTTTGGTAACCATTCCACGGACCAATAAGGTCCGTGTAGCGAGGATCATTAGGTGCCACCATGTTACCCTCTTTGTTGAAGGCATTGTGATTCTCATGAGCCTCTAGGCAAATTCTTGTTAAT